GGCAGAATCTGAAGAGGATCAACCAACAGCTAACGATTTGCATTAGGCGCAAGATCTCCAACAGCTCTAACGGATCCACTAAGGCGCAGCATTTTCGATGCAACTATCATCGCCATACCCACACCCCCCCTAGGCGTGTTTTGCACCCCCGTCTGTCATACATAGTAAAACGCTCAAATAATTACCAAAAAATTCCATAGAGTCCGTATACAGTAAACAGTACCCTTTTTGTTCCAGGAAAGACCCTAGGAATCCTAGGCCCGAAAAAAATTTTGCAAAAATTTCACAGTCCTCTTGCGTTGACCTTGTCAAGTGTGTAGATTCTGTATAATCAGTTATTCCTGACTAGGAATATTCCTCTGACCTAGTAATACAACGGATGTATTACAGTTAATTAATAGGTTTAAGGAATATATTCCTGGCAGGAGATATTCCTAAGAAGGTAACGATGCCGATAACTGAGCGTGTAGATCCCGGTCTTTTAAAAAATCTTCCGAATCTTCCTGAGAATGAGCAGAGAGAGATACTTGCTCTGATCGAGGAACTAGAGGAGGCGGAAAGCAAAGAAGAGGCTAGAGATGGGTTTATGCCGTTTATTAAACGTGTGTGGCCCGCTTTTATCGAGGGAAGGCATCATAAGATCATGGGAGATGCTTTCGAGCGAGTTGCTCGTGGGGAACTCAAAAGACTAATCATAAATATGCCTCCTAGGCACACTAAATCAGAGTTTGCTTCCTATCTGCTGCCAGCATGGTTTCTAGGTAGGTTCCCTGATAAGAAAATAATACAAACAGCGCATACAGCAGAATTAAGTGTCGGGTTTGGGCGAAAGGTCCGAAACCTGGTAGATAGTGATGATTACAAGACTGTCTTTCCGAATATGGGCTTACGGGCCGATTCAAAGGCAGCAGGAAGATGGAGCACCAGTAAAGGCGGCGAATATTTCGCTATAGGTGTTGGTGGTGCTGTTACTGGTAAAGGCGCGGATCTCCTCATTATTGATGATCCCCATTCTGAACAAGAGGGGCAAAGCGCCGATCCATCAGTATTCGATAAGGTATACGAGTGGTATACATCAGGGCCTAGACAGCGTTTGCAGCCCGGAGGAGCCATCATTGTTGTTATGACACGATGGCACAAAAGAGATTTGACAGGTCAGATCGTTAAGTCATCCGTACAGAGAGCAGGAACAGATGAATGGGAGCTTATAGAGTTTCCAGCAATTATGCCCTCTGGTAAGTCGTTATGGCCTCAGTTCTGGCCTTTGGAGGAGTTAGAGTCGTTACGGAACGAACTTCCTGCTCCGAAATGGAATGCTCAGTATCAGCAGAACCCTACGTCAGAAGAGGGTGCGCTGGTCAAAAGGGAGTGGTGGAAAGAGTGGGAACAGGACACACCACCTCCCTGCGAGTTTATTATACAGTCATGGGATACCGCATTTCTTAAAACACAACGGTCTGACTACTCTGCATGTACAACATGGGGAGTTTTCTACCACCCGGATGACAACGGCGAAACACAGGCCAATATCATCCTGCTGGATGCGTTAAAAGAAAGGCTGGAGTTTCCAGAGCTGAAAAAGAAAGCATACGAGTATTACGAGTACTGGGAACCGGATGCCTGTATCGTGGAAGCCAAAGCGGCTGGTACACCACTGATATTTGAGCTTAGAGCTATGGGCATACTGGTATCTGAGTACACCCCATCGAGAGGGAACGACAAGATAGCCAGGGTTAATGCTGTTGCTGATCTGTTTGCCTCAGGTAATGTATGGAGGCCTAATACACGGTTTGCAGAAGAAGTGGTGGAGGAGTTTGCGGCTTTCCCGGCAGGAGAGCACGATGACCTTGTAGACTCCTCTACCCAAGCATTGTTGCGTTTCAGGCAGGGTGGATTCCTGAGATTGCATACAGATGAAGAGGATGAGCCTTTTTATCCTAAACGAGCCAGTTATTATTAATGGCTTTTTTACAAAGTAATATCCCGCATTTTAAATGCTGGGTTAGAAAAGAATACACACACAATCATCAGAAGTATCATGGAGAGTTTCTTCATGCGATGGCGATTGCGGTCACCACCATGCCTACGAGATGCCTTAGCTTCCAGGTTATTTTTACCGGAGCAGAGACATACGACAACGATGAGCCGAATGTTCATGGCGGGGCAATGTGGGCAAGAATGCCAATAACAGGATTAGTGGGTGATACGCCGTTTGAAGAATGGCCTGAGCCTATGCCTGTATGGGCTGCACAACCGTGGGATTGCAGCTCAAGGACGCACAGTGTCTATGTCCTAGACAGGGCAACCCCGTGTCCTTGGCTTGCTAAGATAGATGGGGCGTTCTACCCAGCGAAATACTATTTCACGGTAGACTACACAGACAATGAGATAGCAGACGATCCAGCACAGCATAAACAGTCTCATGTTATGGAGCTGTTAGACGCAGGGCGCTGGACCGGGAATATTGTGGCTTTGCCAAACAACCGTGTTAGGGTGACTCATCCAGCGTGGTTTGAAACAGGCGAAGGAGCGCCTGACTTCAGGCCATCGCAACATATTCATTACAGCAAATCAGATCTGGATTACACGTTAGATGTGAATCAGGTGTTCGATAACTTATATGTAGGAGATTCAGATGAAGTCTAAAATGTCCACAAAAGGTGGGGCTATGGGCGGCAAAAAGAAAATGCCACCAGGTTATAAAGGCGGCGGTAAGTTAGAAATGGTTGAGAAAGACGGAAAAATGGTTCCGTTTTTTGCTGCTGACGGAGAAGGCAAGATGGCTGCTGGCGGTCAAGTTCCAAAGAGCAAGGGCTACTTCAAGGGCGGCAAGGTTATGAAGTCCAAGATGTCTACCAAAGGCGGAAAAGGCGGCGGTATATAAAAAATGGCTGTCGATAGACCGCTAGCAACGCCTATGGCGCAACCTGGTGATGAACCAGAAGGCGCTGTAGAGATCGAAATAGTTAACCCAGAGTCTGTTTCAGTAGAGGCAGGTGGTGAGACTATATTCGATTTTGACGAACAGGATATGTTTGGCGGTCAAATACCGCATGATGCAAACCTGGCTGAGTTCGTTGAAGACAAAGAGCTAAACGTCATTGCTAGTGATCTTGTATCTGCGTATCACTCTGACAAGGAAAGTCGTGCTGATTGGGAAAGATCCTACATAGAAGGGCTGGATCTATTAGGTCTCAAGCATGAAGATCGCACTATGCCGTGGGATGGAGCCTGTGGGGTGTTCCACCCACTGCTGACAGAATCAGTCATACGCTTTCAGTCACAAGCGATACAGGAACTATTCCCTGCATCCGGTCCTGTAAAGACCAGTATCGTTGGAAAAATAACTGACGAAAAAGAAAAACAGGCAGATAGAGTAGAAGATTATCTTAATTATCTACTAACTGAGAAAATGACAGAGTACAGGACGGAGACAGAGCGCATGTTGTTCTCTCTTCCTCTCGCTGGATCTGCATTTCGCAAGGTTTATTACGATCCAAGCATGGGTAGACCATGCAGCATGTTTGTCCCGGCAGAAGATTTCGTTGTCAGTTACGGCGCATCGGACCTAGCAACGTGCGAAAGAGCTACGCATGTGATGAAAAAGAGCAGCAACGAGATAAGAAAGCTGCAAGTTGCTGGTTTTTATACAGATGTTGACGTTTCTAGCGGTGGATCTGGCGATTATTCGTCCACTGATAGGATAAAAGACAAGTATAACGAGCTGACAGGCGACAACGCCACCTACGATTCAGACAGCAGACACACTATTTTAGAGATTATGGTCGATTTAGACCTAGTCGGATTTGAGGATGTGCAGAACGGAGAGCCAACAGGGGTGCAGCTACCCTATGTTGTAAGCATAGATCTTGGCTCTAGAGAGGTTTTAGCCATCAGGCGCAACTGGTATGAGAACGATGAGCGCAAAATGAAGCGCCAACACTTCGTTCACTACCAATATATGCCAGGTTTAGGGTTCTACGGGTTCGGATTGATCCATATGATTGGTGGATTAGCCAAATCAGCGACCTCTTTGCTTCGACAACTAGTCGATGCGGGAACATTAGCTAACTTGCCGGGTGGTTTAAAGGCTAGAGGACTAAGAATTAAGGGTGATGACACCCCAATCATGCCCGGAGAGTTCAGAGATGTGGACGTTCCGGGTGGTGCGATAAGAGATAACATCAGTTTCTTGCCCTACAAAGAGCCTAGCACTGTTTTATATCAACTTTTGGGCGATATTGTAGAAGAAGGGCGGCGTTTTGCCTCTGCTGCTGACGTAAAAGCGGCAGATATGAACGCAGAAGCGCCTGTTGGCACTACTTTGG